GGGATAGTCCACTTCTGGGTAGTCATAACTAACTTAAATTAGTTACATCTACCTAATATTAGTTTTAAGTAATAAGTATTAATGTGTACTAATTGTGGTCAGTTACACTGAACATGACTTGCATATGTTTCACGTGAAACGTTGCGGTATGAGGTGGCATGTTATGTCAACTATTGTATTGCTATTAAAACTATTGTATTAGTGGGTTGTATTGTTTAAACAGGTGTGGTAATATAATACATGTAAAGATGAAGTTCACTAAGGAGGTTGAATAAATGGTATTCAAAATTTTATTTGCACGTTTCATGGTAGCTTACAAAGAAACATTTTTAGGAGATGTTAAAGCTTGTAAAGCAACATTAGACATGATTAACTTAGCATCAGCGGCTTTTAGATTATATATGACAGATTTAATTAATGATAATGAAATGTCAATGATTAGATGTTATTATCATTATATTGGAACATGTGCTGAAGCTTACGGATTAGAAGATTTATGGACAGGAGAGGCATTATGAAAAGAGGATGTAAGAGTTTTGAATCAATTCAAAAATGGTATCACGAAATTGATAGAATAGATGAATATGTTTTATTTGAACATAATTTAGATGATGAAGAACCTTATATTATTGTAGATACTATACGAAATTGTTATACTTATACATTTGAATCAATTTCACATACTGTAGATAAATCGGGTGGATGGTTTAGATTCGCTGTGATTCATTGAGTTGAATATGGTTCTCGATAATCCATTAAAATCGTAGCCTAAACTAAGGCAGAAAGGAAAAATAAATGGAATTAACAGTATTTGCAAAGAAAAGAACAACAAAAGAAGGTAAACGTTTTTACACCTACCTTACACAGCTTACAAGAATAGAAGATGGTGAGCCAGTGACAGTACAGGCGAAATTTCCAGAGGGACTTGCACCAAAAGCGGATGATTGCCCTTTAAACATCATTGTTGATAAGGAAAAAGCCAATCTTGCTATAAAGGAAATCGAAACTGAAAATGGAGAAATTACTAGTCGCACATTGTGGATTAAAGAGTACACAATTTCTGAAATTCCATTTGAAGATACTTCTCTTGATGATTACGAATAAGAAGGATTAACACAATGAAAAAAATTACAAGAACTATCAAAAAATATGTTGTTGAGATTACAATATACGCATATGACCATGAAGCGTTAGAGACTACCATTAATTACGCCTATGAAATGAACCCTAAAGAGATATTAAAGCATTTTGAAAAGAAGTATGCACCAGTTGGTAAAGTTGTTAGCGTCAAAGTTAAAGAAATTGAAAATATCAAGGCATCACTTGACGTAGAAACATTTGTATCACTTGCAACAGTTATTCCCGCTGTGAACGAGTCTCCAGAAATGCCTGAACCAATTGTAGATGGCGAATAATGTTTCACGTGAAACATATAAGAGAGGTAAAATAACCTCTCTTATTTTGTTTAAGGAGGTGTTACAATGGATAAGAAAAATGTAATGTTTCACGTGGGATTAAACTGCCAGACATTCAGAAGAAATAAAACCGATTATTCACAATCAATGGTTGCTAAAGAGTTAGGTTTTTCAATAGAAAATATATCATCTTTTGAGAATAGTAGAAACGACAACTATTATATCCTTTTATGGTATTTACGTAAAGGGATGACAATAAAAGAGTTATTGGAGGGATTAGAAGAATGAATATTCAAAAAATGAGTTTAAAATCTTTAAAAGATTTAAGTGAACGAGAATTATCTTCACTATCTCATAAAGATTTATCTAAAGTTGTTTCACGACTTTCACAAGTAGCTAATAAGCGTTTAACTAGATTATCAAAAAGTGATGTATTCTCGTCCGCATATGAGGGATTTCGTAGAAGAGGTGAGGGTAGATTCACAACAAAAAATAAAACTGATTTTGATTTAAAAAAAGAATTTCTAAGAGTAAAAGACTTTTTAAACATGGAAACATCAACAATTCGTGGCTCGCAATCTGTTAGGCGTGAAGTAATACAGAAGTTAAAAAAAGAACATAATATAAAAATAACAAATAAACAATATAATGATTTTTTTAAAGTGTATGAACGTTTAAAAGAAGTTGATAGTATAGTTTCTAATAAATTGATGAAATATAATGTGTTTGAAGAAATTTCTAATGTATTAGATGATTCAAACATAGATGAAACTGTTGATGAAATGCGAAATAGATTAACGGAAATTTATCAAAAATCAGTAGGAGATACAGAACGTGACATTTCAGAATTTTTTAGGATTGAATAAAATATATAATCCGAATGATATCGAATATATAGCAGATGTTGCTATGAATAATGAACGTTTACGTAGCAAGAAAAAAGTGTTATATTTCGATACCCCTTGTGCATTCGATATTGAAACAACATCTTTCATTTCATATAATGGAGAAAAAACCGCTATTATGTATGAATGGACTTTAGGCTTAAATGGTCTTGTTATTATTGGGCGCACATGGGAGCAATTTTTGAAATGTATTGAAAAATTAATAGAATGTTTAAATATATCATTAAGTAAGAGACTTGTTATATATGTTCATAATTTAGCATATGAATTTCAATTTATATGTAAAAGGTTTGAATGGGAAAAAGTATTTGCTATTGATAATCGGAAACCAGTATATGCAACTACAATTGATGGAATAGAGTTTCGCTGTAGTTATTTATTAAGTGGTTACTCCTTAGCAAAACTAGCGCAAAATTTAACTACAATAAAAATTGAAAAGTTAGTAGGTGATTTAGACTATTCATTAATGAGACATTCAGAAACCCCATTAACAATAAAAGAAAAAGGTTATTGTGTAAATGATGTTAAAATAGTTATGGCGTATATATATGAAAGGATAAAATTAGATGGCGGTATAACTAGAATACCTATGACAAAGACTGGTTATGTACGTCAATATTGTAGACGTGAATGTTTCAAAAATGAAAAGAGTAAAAAATATAAAAAGAATCGTGAATATTATGATTTAATGAATGAATTAACAATTGAACCGGAAGAATATAAACAACTTAAACGTGCTTTTCAAGGCGGTTTTACACATGCTAATCCTTTTTACTCTGGTAAAGAAGTAGAAAATGTAGGTAGTGATGACTTTACAAGTAGTTATCCGTGTGTTATGGTTGCAGAAATGTTTCCAATGTCTAAAGCGGAAATTGTAGATATAAAATCAAAAGAAGATTTAGAGTATAATCTTAAATATTATTGTTGCTTATTTGACGCTGAATTTATTAATATAGATAGCAAAGTATTATTTGATAATTATATATCAATTTCTAGGTGTTGGGATGTTGAAAAGCCTATCGTTAATAATGGTCGTTTAGTTTCCGCTAAAAGGATTAGAATAACATTAACTGAACAAGATTATAATATTATAAAAGTGTTCTATAAAAGCGAACATTTTGGCGTATCTAATTTTAGACGTTATAAAAAAAGTTATCTACCAACTCCATTAGTTAAATCAATATTAAAATTATATAGTGATAAAACTACATTAAAAGGTGTTGAGGGAAAAGAGGTTGAATATTTACAAAGTAAAGAACAATTAAATTCATGTTACGGTATGATGGTAACTGATATTGTACGAGATAGTTATATTTATGCGGATGAATGGCTACCAGATACGCCAGATTTTAACACAGCAATTGAAAAATATAATAATAGTTCTAATCGTTTTTTATTTTATCCGTGGGGGGTGTGGGTTACTGCATACGCAAGACGAAATCTTTTTACTGGTATAATCGAATTTAAAAATGATTATATTTATAGTGATACCGATTCTATAAAAACTGTTAATAGAGAAAATCATATAAAATATATTAATGACTATAACGAAATGATAAGAAATAGATTATATAAAGCTATGGACTTTCATTGTTTAGCACATGATTTAATTGAACCTACTACCGTAAAAGGTGAAAAAAAGTGTTTAGGCGTTTGGGATTTTGAGGGTTATTATACACGATTTAAAACACTAGGAGCAAAACGTTATATGGTTGAAAAGTATATACCGTTAAAAGTTAAGAAACGTCATAATATAAAAGGTATAAATGGTGATGTTAAAACATTTGTATTTAAACCTAGTGAGTATGAATACCATGTTAATATTACAGTATCTGGACTAAATAAAAAAATAGCAGTTTCATATTTGAAACAAAAATTTGGTGATGATATTTTTAAAGAATTTAAACAAGGTTTATATGTACCGCCAGAATACACAGGTAAAAATACGCATACTTATATTGATAATGAAAGAAGTGGTGTATTAACTGACTATTTAGGAAATAAATGCACTTACCATGAATTATCAGCGGTTCACATGGAGGGGTCAGATTATCACTTATCTCTATCTAAAGAGTATGTTGATTATTTAACAGAAATTAAGACAATTAGTTAATGTTTCACGTGAAACATAGAAAGGAATAATAAAATGTTCAAAAAACAAAAATTTTATAGCTTAGATAATATTCTATCACATAATGCTACTTACAACGTAATATTTGGTGAACGATCTAATGGTAAAACATATAGTGTATTAAAATTAGGACTTGAAAACTTTGTGAATGAAAATAAACAGCTGGCAATTGTAAGACGTTGGCAAGATGATTTTATAGGTAAACGTGGTCGCACAATGTTTGACGGTCTTGTAAGTAATGGTGTAATATCAGAATTGACTGATGGTGAATGGACTGATGTATATTATTATGGTTCAAGATGGTTCTTTTGTAAATATGATGAAGAAACACAAAAACGAATTACAATGGAAAGACCCTTTGCATACGGTTTTTCTATTTCGTCAATGGAGCATGATAAATCAACATCATACCCAGATATTACCACAATATTATTTGATGAATTTCTTACTAGAACCATGTATCTACCGGATGAATTTGTTCTATTTATGAATGTTATTTCAACTATAGTTCGTTATCGTACTGATGTGAAAATTTTTATGCTAGGTAATACTGTAAATAAATATTGTCCTTATTTTAATGAAATGGGATTAACACACATTAAAGAAATGAATGCTGGTGATATTGATTTATATAGATATGGCGATAGCGAATTAACAGTAGCAGTTGAGTATTGTCTACCAAATAAAAAAGGAAAGAAATCTGATTTATATTTTGCTTTTGATAATCCTAAACTGTCAATGATAACTGGTGGAGCGTGGGAAATGGAAATTTATCCACATCTACCATACAAGTATAAATCTAAAGATATTTTATTTACATACTTTATTAAATTTGATGATGAATTATTACAATGTGAAATTATAAATACTGAAAATTCAGTATTCACATATATTCACAGAAAAACAACAGAATTAAAAGATACGGATAATGATTTAATTTATAGCGTTGACTATGATGCGCGATCTAATTGGAAACGTAAACTAACTAAGCCCACAACAGATATTGAAAAGAAAATTGCAATATTTTATACAAGGGATAAAGTATATTATCAAGATAATGAAGTAGGTGAAATTGTTAGAAATTACTTACAATGGTGTAAATAATGTATCACGTGAAACATTATAAAAGGGGGTAATCATATACCCCCTTATTTCGCACAATATCTAGTATTTAGTTACTTATTCATTATCGACATGTTTGTCAATAATAGTTGTCAACTTTTCAATTGCAACGGTGTGCTCATTCATCACTTTAGTCAACTCTTTAAGAGTTGTATTAATATAATAAGCCATACCGAAACAACAAACAATCGGAAATCCTACCGCTGACACGATACTAGCAACTGCATTAATATCCATATTCTCACCCCCTTTTAACTACTTCTGTTTTATATCCCAACTTAGTTAATTCTTTAGATGTGGCATAAGCGGTTTTTTTATCATAGTCACCCACTAGTACGCTATATCTTGAATTATAAGTTGTAATATCTTTACCAATAATACCCTCAACAATGAGTTTAGCGTGTGAATCTAAACCGAGTTTAACTGATGTTAAATAATCGTTAGCATTGTCACAAAAAAATGATTCAATTAAAATAGAGGGTGCTGTTGTTTTTCTAAGCCAATATAAAGTTTTACTTTCTTTAATACCTCTTTTATACCATACTGACCCAAGTTTATTGCATACATCATTAGCACATCGCATACCAAATTTACTAGATGGATAATACCAAACTTCACAACCTTTGGCTTTTTCATCATAAGCGTTAAGATGTAATTGAATTACTAAATCATAATTTTTAGCATTAGCATGTGAAATATAGTAATTAATTTCATCTTCTAATGAATGTAACTTACCTACTTCTGGGGTATCTGTATCGCATTCAATACCAGCTTTTTCACACCATTTTTTAATATAAGGTAATAAATCTCTATTATAGTTATACTCATTACATCCTCCTACTGACGTACCGTCTGCTGATGAAATCATATTACCATAATTGGCATGTCCTGTACATACATAAATTTTCATAATATAACCCCCTCTTTTAATAAATCTTTAATTTTATCAAGTTCTTTATCTGTTGCAGAAATATTTTCAACATGACATTCTGCTACTTGTGTGAAACCAGTGCAATCACCAAGTCTTGTAAAATAATTGGATGGATAACCTTGTATTGATGGAAAACCATCATTCATAGCAGACTGAGGTCTACTTATAATTAAATAAGGTTTTTTAATTCCCATAGCACCCGCATTTCCAGAAAAACCACCAGAACGTTCTATATTTGTATGCATTCCAGCAACACTTAAACCTGTCCCTATAATATTACCACGTGCTAAACTACCAATAGCTCCCAATGCACCTGTTATCATTCCCATATAAGAACCGCTGGACAACGGATATTGACACGCACAATTTCCAGAATATTGATATAGTACACCACCAGCATTATCACGTTGAACCGAAACGGAAGCCAAACAAGCACCTGTTAATACATCAACTCCATATTTAACAGTAATGCTAGAGCGTGATACGTCTGCAATATCTAATGATACAATACCTATAAATGGTAAGTATAATTGAACTGTAGTATATGGTGAATAATCCAATATATTTCCATAATATTCACGTAATGATATTGTACCGCAATCAATATAGGTATATTGATTTCCAACAATATTTGACGGTACACCACTGTCAAGATAACCTACTTTAATATTACCAGTTCCAGATATATTAGGACTTGCATATACCTTATGTAATCCAATTATTGCTTGCATAGGGTCATTGAATATTTTTAAAATTTGGTCTATAAAATTTGTTGACCATAACCAAGCTCCGAGAGAGTTTAACTGCGCCAAAGTGGGATTATAAATAGCCCACAATGAACTAGCTTGTTGAGATGGTACTATTATATTTGGCGAGTCACCGCCTCCAGTATTAGGATCATCAGTTTTCGTAGGGTCTTTAGTTAAAGTATTAGAAATATTATCTAAATCTTCTTTTGGTGTAGTATCTGGTTTTATGGATGGATCTGTTTGTGATGGCGTTCCAGTAGTCGGTTTAGTGTCAAATGGGTTATTATATTTTGGTATAGGAATTGGAACATAAATCTTTTCATCTTCTGAACCATCATCTTGTACAGTATTCCTTTTTATAGAATTATTCCATAAATTCGGATATTGGTTTTTTAATGCGCCAAGGGCTGTACTAACACTACCAACACCTGTATTATCAAATTGTTTTGAATTTGGATTATTTGTAATTCCTGGCATTGAAGTTGAAGCATTACTATAAACCATATAATAAGCTATATTTTTTGCTTTTAAATCATCATATGATATAGGAGTTTCGGTAGCGTAAATAAAGTTAGATGTTTTAAAATTTGTTGACGCACTAGTTGATAAATGGGTATAATATAAAGTTTTACCATTAACTGTTACTGAGGATGTATAATTAGGATTATAATTTACAGTAAAATTATTTTCGGAAGCCGAAACTGCCCCAATTGCACCATTGGGTTGAGGATGAAACATTGTATAAACTGGTGATGTATTATCAGTAATATTATAATTTAATTTATAATCACTACCTGTAGTTATAAAATGACTAGCGGTATTAATAGCAAATGGAAATGTTAATGGCGAGATAGATAATCCACTTCCATCATCTACTCCATTTATAGTAGTATTTAATAGTCCATTTTCAGATAAATACCAAGTCATATATGCGAGAGAATTTTCATCTACATACATTGTAGTTGAATCATTATCAACACCCCATAAAGCTAAAACACCATCATTTAAAACCGTTCCAACATCACTTTTTACCGTAGTAACGAACTTATTAAAATCAGTTTTAGATAATGCTGAAATTGATGGACTACTCCATATTTCTGGATTAGCATCATATAAACCGTCAGCAACAATTTTACCAAGAGTTGCACCAGTGCTGACAGCTAAAACACCTAAACCAATAGTGTTTACAACTCCCTGTACAGTTAAACCTGTATCAGCCTTTAAACCTATACCACCTTTAGCAGTTAATTTGCCAGTAGTAGATTTTGAAGTTATACCGCTAATTTTTAACCCTGTAGACTGTGAATAAGTTGAAGGTATTTTATTACTATTTAAAGACCCCCCTGTATTTGCATTATATCCATTAACATTCCCATAATACATGTATTTTTTTAAAGAAGAATCTAAAATAGTGCCGTCAGCATTTCTAGTAATTTCAAAAAGTTCTGGGAAATTTTCAAGATAATTAATATATGTATCTGTATTAATACCGACATTTCCCATAGTTCTCGACACTTCTGTCCATGTCGCACCAGCCCCCCAAGAAGATGGATTTATACCGGCTTCCGCATTATAATAATTTGTAACAGCACTTATAAAATCATTATAACTAACTCCCATTATATTAACCTCCCGCAGTAATAAGAATAAATTCACCAGAATCATTTAATCCATTAGGAAAATTTAAAATATCTGTTTTAGACTTCACGTTATTACGAAATACAGGTGAGGGTAAATAGTTACTCGAACCGACATTTTGAGTATTTAAAAGAATCACAGAAAGATTTTTTATATCACTTTTAAATGACTCTAACACGTCAACCATTAGAGAAATAGCAAATAATCCTGTTCTAATAACAGTAATATCTGTAATGAAATAATAACGATTAAAATTATTAATATAACAATAATTATAATTACCAATTTCACTAATTTCTATTAATATGACTGGATTAATAATATTTGTTGCATCTCTAAGAGTGCCAGACAGAGAAAAATCATTTGTAAGAGTTTTACCTATTTTATTTTTTTCTGAATTATTTACATATAAAATTATGTTCATTATATTATCTCCTAAAATGTCCCTCAAAAGAGGGACTTTACATTAGGCTACATAAAAGAGAACAAAATTCTCATTCATATCATTAAAGTAACCGGCATCAAATTTATACCAGTTTGAGAAAAATTCAGCTTTAGGGTTATAATTTGTAGTAACTCTCCTATCAAGATTAGTTACTCCTAAAGCATCTCTGTCAAACATAACACCGATAATGCCACTTGCGTTTACTGTATCACCAGAAGCAGTTTTCACATTAATAGAAGATACAGAATTAAAGGAATAATCAGTTCCAGAGCCTTGCCAGTATGGAACAATTTCACCTTTAGGAAGTGCTACAAATTCATTGTGAAATGTACTTGACATTGAAAAGCTGTCAGAAGCTTTAGCAAAATCGCTAAGTAAAATAACATGGAGTAAATCACGTGAAGTAAATCTATCTTTTCCTCCAATATTAAACAAAGATGAAATCTTACTTAAACGTTCCATATACAACCCCATAATATAAGAAGCAAAACGAATAAAATCGGGGTCTTTAATAGATTTTTCAGCGGTTAAAGTTGCGCCTTTATCATCATTATACAATTTAAGAAGATTAACAGCCCTAACACCTGTACCTGTATAATCACCACTAGCATTAAAATTATGCAATGTTTCCGCAATCATATTATTAATGGTTCTCATAACAAGACTATCAATTTTAATTGTCATTGACTTATCAACCGCATTGTAGAGCATGGATAAGAAACCATTAAGCTGTCCCGCATTAGAAAAACTTTCTTTTACCTGTTTTTCTGTAAAACTCATTGGAATTTCAAAAGTAACTTTTTTATTAAAGAATTTAGCTGAAACTTTTGGTTTATAGAAAATATTGGGGTCATAACTTGCACCATCCGTTAATTCCCAACTTTCATTTTCTGTTGCTTCTGGTAATTCAGCACTAATCTTTTCGAGAACAGAACCATACTCCCATCCATCCATCAATACTGATGGAGCACTACCAGAATAAGGACGATTAACAAAAATAACACGTCCAATATGATTCACTAATGACTTAACATAATTATCAACCTCTGTGGCATCAAAAAGCTCTTTTCCAATATCAACAATATTAGAAAGGTCTTCATTAACTACCGCAGTTTCTCCGAGAATTTCTTTTGTAATAGGATTAATAATATCGTAAATCTGTGCTACTGTCATAACTTATATACCCCCTTATGATACTTTAATAGTTGTTGGTGTAGCTAAAACAATGTTATTTTCTTTAAAATCAATTAACTTGTAACCACCTTTAAACATTTGTGCATCCTCCTTTAATAAATTTTTAATACCAGTATTTTATCTATATCAGAAAAAACACTTTCAAAGAAATTCCATAACCACAATTGACGTTCACTTTCAATCATTTGTTGAGATGTTGTAACACCAATATTACCAGAACGTTTTAATGTTCTATCAGAAGTAATATCTTTTGTTTCCCTATCTGTATTTTTATGAGTACTATCCATAGTACTCTCAACATCTCTAGTGGTATCACCTGTTTGTTTGTCACTATTTACAGAATCGGTTGAATTGAAACCCCATAATTGATTATTTGATGTATTATTTACAAGTGTGGTTTCAGTATATGTGTTAGTGTTATTACCATTACTTTCTATTGTTCCTTTATGAGTATCTTGAACATTTTCTGTCTCTGTCATTGAATAGTTTTCAATTGGATTATATTCTAATGATAATGTTTTATAAAGAGCATTCCAATTTTTAATATATATTGTATAAATTGCTTGCGCTATTATAATTTTATTATCATCACTAACAGTATTATTATCAAGATAATTCTCTATTAAAGAACCTATGATTTTATTACCACTCCTTGAACCGTGGTAAATAATATCTAATTGATTACCAGAAACATCGTTTTTCCAAGGAACTTCTAAAGCGTTTAAATAGCTAAAAATTCCTTTAGTTACCCATTCTGGATAAACACTATTTAGTGTCAATGTCTCCATCTTTATCACCTCCTACATTATTTTGCTCTTTATCAATTTCAATTTGATTATCTTCCCAACTAGAAGATTTACGAACGGTGATATTAGTATCATACATAGCATTAACTTTCTTTAATGCTTCCTCTCTACAATATAACATAGAATCAATTAAAGGCATTAACATGTCATTATTTAATTGACTTTCACCAGAGTTTATTGATTCACGTTTCATATTGTAATTAGCGTTTAAACCTATTTCATTATACCATGACGCCTTTAAATATTGTTCATGTTCAATTAATGATGTAATAGTGTTATCACCAGATGAACCTCTAATTGGTTGCGATCTAATACCGTCAAGAAATGCGTTTTCAGCTATAATACCAAGCTTACCGCTTGTAATATCTTCTAAAAACTTTTCAGCACTTTTTTTAGTATTATCATCACTAGCACTAATTATTGATGTGATTCTAAGATTAATCGTAGCGATATACATTGACAATTCATTTTCGGTTAATCCTGTTGCATATCTTTCATATAACGGTAATAATCCAAGATATAAAAAATCATTTGGCATTACTATACAATCTTCATCAATTTTTAAATTTTTACTAATATTTAAAGCTGGATTAGCAATAGTATAAATTGTTGGCATATAGTAAACATTTGGTTCTCCACCTAAACCACCAGTAAATACATAAAGTTTATCATTGTATTTATACCAACATACATTACCATTAATTTGTAACATTAACTCTAAATTTCGTTTATCAATAGTGTCTGGTAAACCGTCATATTCAAACATTGACAAAGTACGATTTAACATATAACCCACATGTTGATTAATACAATTATCTTTATCTGTATAAGAATATTTATCACATGAAAAAAAACCATATGTATATTTATCATATTTACGTGAATAAGTTTTACTCATTTTATCACCCCCATATTTACAAGTATAATATACTCGTAAATAAATATATTGTCAAGTTATTAACTCACACCTGTTTAAACAATACAACCCACTAATACAATAGTTTTAATAGCAATACAATAGTTGACATAACATGCCACCTCATACCGCAACGTTTCACGTGAAACATATGCAAGTCATGTTCAGTGTAACTGACCACAATTAGTACACATTAATACTTATTACTTAAAACTAATATTAGGTAGATGTAACTAATTTAAGTTAGTTATGACTACCCAGAAGTGGACTATCCC